AAAGATAGTTCTGTTTTAGATAAAGAATATCCTGAAGTTATAGCAGTACTAAAACCTTAATTGTTTTTATTGTTTATTTTAATGTTAATTTCGCTTTGCGATGAAAGTATTTATTTAAAAACCAACTATTATGGATAATTTACGTGAATTAATTAAAGAGTCTTTAGAATCTCATTTAGACAAATCTTTAATTTTGAAAGAAGGTACTAAATTATCTGAAGCATTACAATATCACATTGATAACGCATTAACATTAACAAATAATGTTTTTAGAGTTTATTCTGAAAGTTATTTTGATTTAGTTAATGAAGTTAGAGAATTATTTAACAAAGGTAAAATTAACCTTAATGACGAAGATAGATTAATGGTTGAATCTGATTTAGGTATTAAAGTTAAGATTGGTAAAGAATACATTTATTTAGATGCTCCTTACATTTACGAAACCGAAACAAAAGAAGATATTATTAATGAAGCCAAATTACAGGGGAAAAATGTTCAATTGAATAAACCACATAGAACGTCAGGTGGACCAAAGAAATTTGCCGTATATGTTAAAAGCAAAACAGGTGGTGTTAAAAAGGTTACATTCGGAGATTCTAACTTAAAAATTAGAAATGCAAATAAAGAAGCAGCAAAATCATTTAGAGCACGTCATAAGTGTTCCCAAAAAACTGATAGAACAACACCAGGATACTGGTCTTGTAATGTTGGTCGTTATGCTAAACAATTAGGATTATCATCTTCAAATTCTTGATAATGGATTTAGAAAAAATTAAAATTTATTTACAGGCTTATTTAGATGATGTAATAACACCAATGATTAATAAAGAGTTAGTTGGTGAAGAAGATGAATCAATAACTCTAACAGTAAATGCGTTAAGAAAGGGTAGTTACCAACCACCAATTTTTCATATTTTTATTGACATTGACCCTAACTGGAAAGGTAGTATTTTAAACAGATTAGAAAAAAATATTGAAGACTTTATAAAAGTTTTTTCTATAGAAAATAAAGTAAAAGTTCATTGGAACAAAAGACCATTATTTTAATATGGATTTCCCATTTCAACAATATATCAAAGAAGGGAAAATGGTTAGGGTGTTTACCACTGACGCACCTGCCGATGAATTAAAATAGCATCAAGACTTAAAAAACCGAAAAGTCACAGTAGTTGAGGACGGAGGATGGTCATTTCAAATTGAAAATGAATTGCCAATCAAATTGTGTGATGCCAAACAACTTTCAATTCCAAAATTTGTTTGGCACAGAGATATTAGAAGAGAAGGAAATTTAATTATAGAAATAAAAAAACATTAAAAAACCCACCATAGGGGTGGGTTTATATTTTAAGCTCTCATAGTTGGAACTGGGTCAGTTGAAAATATATCATTATTTATTTGTCGTAAAAGAGTATCAATTCCTAAATCATTAAGACCTTCTAACGTTTCTTGATGAAAACGAGCGGCATTAATTAATCTACCAACAATTTCTCTATCAACCTCCTCAGATATTTCATTAGCTATTCTTGTAACATTATATTCTCTAATATGTCCTACTTCTATTTCAGATGGAACTTCTATTTCAGATGGAACAGAATATAATTCTGACTTTTCATACTCACTAATACATTCATTATGAACTTGTTCTTGGATTTCATCAGAACACAAATTTTTATTTGTGTCTTTAGATTTGAAAATTTTTCTAACAATAGGGAATAAATAATCGTCAGTATCAACATCCAAATAATCAACTCTTGAATCTTCAGCATTCCAAAAACTGAATTCAGGATCTACTTCAGATATTGCTTTATATCCAGCAAATTTATAACCTGTTTGTTTGTTGATAAAATAAACTAAAATACCTTTTCTCCAATATTTCTCAAAGTATTGTTTTTCTTTTTGATAAGTTGTACACCATCTTGTTGATGTACCGTATTTTGCGGACGCTGAAAAAGTTAAGGGTCTAAGAATAACCCATTTTTCATCTTCATATTCTTTAATAACCTGACCCTCAAGACCTTTGGTTAATTCTTTCATTGATGCTAATGTCACAGCACCTCTTACATCATCAAGGTCTTTGTATGTTGATATGTCCTTATTTTCAACTTGGCCTTTCTCCATATAATCCATGAACTCTTTTAGAGTTGCATACGTGTCAATACTAAAATTTTCTGCTATGTAATTTGAAATATAAAACATTTGACCATCATTAAGACCGTCAGTTGAAATTCCCTTATTAATTAAATTAGATTGAACGTCAGATATACCATTTAGATAATCATCTCCCCAACATTTTTTTGGATTAAGTTTTTGGCCAAATATTTTACACAATAATGGAAGATACTTGTAAGACTTGGAAGTATCTATTCTTGTCATCATATCAAACATGGTGACATTTAATTCAGGATATTGTTTTTTTAATTCATCTAAACGAGACATACTTTTACTTTTTATAAAACATAGATGAAATAAAAATATAAGTCAAAAAAAACATTCAGTACTTCTACTGAATGTTAATAACTTTTATTTTTCTACCATATTGACCAGATGTTAGAGTAGGAGTCGAACCTACAAACGGAGATTCAATAAGTAACATAAGTGCTTGCAAGCAGGTGGTCTACCCCAGTATCACTTATCTATTTCTTTATCCGTACCCTCGGGACTGGAGGGTGTGTTTGCCAAGGTCATAACTGAGACAACCTAATTTCACCATCTAACAATTTTAAACTAACTCACTGGAAACCTTATAATTTAATTTAATAAACTTATGGGTTAAGTACTCCGCTTATGTTAGTTCCTCGTACTCCAAGTTTGCGGAGAAGAAGGGAATCGAACCCCCAAAGCCTTTCAGCCCAGCTGATTTCAAATCAGTGTCCTCGTCCATTCGGACCCTCTCCTTATTCGTACAATTTAATATAATCTTTTCCGTATTTGTTAACAACATAAGTTAAATATGGTTTCATATCTTTTTCATATAATACTTTTAGATTAAACTTAAATTGTTTTATTTTTTCTTTATTTTCATCATCCATACCTTCAAAACTTCTCCTACCTTTAATTTCATAGTAAGTTTCAGTTATCAAAAAATCAGGATGATATTTTTTTATTTTACCTTTGTATTTGTATTCAAAACCAATGTTATTTCTTTCAAATTTAACATTATGTTCCAAATTATAAATAACCCAAGCTAATTCCCAACTACTATCACACCAATATCCTTTATATCTTCCTTTTTTTCCTCTACCACTACCCTTTCTTAATCCACCAGATAATGGATTTTTTTTCATTGTTTCAGATATTTTCTGTTTTCTTTGTTCTTCAATTTCTGGTGTTGAACCTTTACCCAAACCTACACCTTTTCTCCCTTTTAAAGTATTTGAGGATTTTTTACTAGAATCTAATATTCTTTTATCAGTTTCTTTTGTTAAACCTTTATTCCAAGGTATTATAGGTGTATTTGTATTGTATTTAGTAGTTAACCAATAAGGTGTTCCTTTGAACATACCTTTTTTTTTTCCAGAATCTTTTTTTCGTTTCCCTTCACACGAGTTTGGTGATTTTTCACAACAACCTTTACCCGTTTTAAAAAAATATTTCGCTTCTTTTTCACAACCGTATGAACATATAATCATATTTTCCTTTATAATAAATATCAAGAAAAGTATGAAAATCAAGACAAAGTCAATAAACCACTATTATTTGTTGTTCTGATACAAAAGTAGTATATTTGTCTTATGAAAACAACTATAACCACAATATTATTATTTATCTGTCTTATTGGAAAAACTCAGACTTCAGACATTATGTATGTTCTAGATCAGAAAACTTTGGTCGTAACATATAACAGTAATTACTCTCCAATAGGATTTTATCTTGGAGGATATTATATGACAACCTTTCCACAACCATTTATTTATACGACACCAATATCAATAATTAACCGGGTTGGGATAAGTCTAACCAATCATAAAATTAGTGTTATGGGTGGAGCATTCATTAAAAATTATGTTGATAGTCTTTCCTTAACTCCTGATATTTGGGTTAAAATTTACCCACTTAGAATCATCACAAATACCACAAAAGGGTTTGATTTTACATTAGGAATAAATTATATGGATGGAATTCATTATGGAATTGGAATATCAATTCCATTTGGTAGTATTTATTAAGGATGAATGAATTAGATAAAGTTTTAGATAGGGTTAATAAATTTTTTGACAATCACATCTTTGAGGTTTATTTACAACCAACACATGATGAGGACTATACGATGCCAACAAACGTCAAGGTAAAGTTTACTGGGTTGAGAGATTATATTAGCGTTGGAAATACAATATCTCATGTTCAGTACACCACTTATATCCTACCAACAAATCCACCAAATGAAGAATCTGATGGATGGAATGGAATGTGGCGTGCTGCGTACGGTAAAGAAATAAATATTGACACAAGTAGTAGTGAATATTCTGAGTTAAGGTGGATAATGAGTGAGAAAATAGAAAATTTTTTTAAATATTTTGGTGTTGATAAAAAGGCAATATGTACCAAAGTAATAAATGAGGTAGAGCCAAAAAAAATGAACGAATCGTTAATAACAGAAGCCCGTTATGATAATGTTATTAGAACATTAGTAAAAGATATCATATCTCTTTATAAATTTCAAAGAGAAGGAGAATTTTCATTACCTGAAGATATCAGAGGTGAAGAAAATATGACTTATAGTTTTCCTGAATTTAAAAATGAATTTTCAATAGATTTGAATCTTGCTAAAGATGATGATGTTGATACTGTTGAAGTTGACGCAGCATATTATAGAGATGAAGACATTATTGAAGTTACCATTGTTTCAAATCCTGAGATTGGTCTCCATAATATTCAAGAATTAATTGGAGAACTTAATGAAACAATAAGGCATGAATTAGAACATGTTTCACAATATCAAAAAGGATATGATTTCCCAATTAAAGAACCAAAAAATCCATTAAAGTATTATACTCAACCTCATGAACTTGAAGCTCAATTGGCTGGTTTTAAAAGAAGGTCAAGAAAAGAAAATAGAGATTTGGAAGAAGTGATTAGAGGTTGGTTTCGTAGAAATGAAAAAAATCATAGACTAAAACCAAAACAAGTTGAGATTGTTATAAACAAATTACTTGAAATTTCGTAATGTCAAATATAAGAAAGATTATTCAAAAAATGTTATTGAAAGAACCATTCTATGAAGATGGTTTTGAATATCAATTTATTAAAGTCACTCCTGACAGTAAGAATTTAGGGTATGATATTCTTGTAAATGTTGTTTTACCTGAAAAAGGTCAATCATATGCTACCCCTGTGTTTAGTGGACATATTCACGACATCCTTAGTAATATGTGGAAATACATTGGTAGTTCTTTCTCATATTCAGAAAAAATATTAGTAGATGGTGAAGAACCTGTAAATAAAGGTGTTTTTATTTCCTCTGAGAAACAAAGAGAGGTTTTATTTACAATGAGAAAGGAAATTAAAGAAGTAACTTTAAGAACGGCTATTGGT